CATTGAGTACCTTACGGAGCATTGATGGGTTGTTAGCTGATTTGTGGGCAGCATCTACGTCACTGACTGCACCCATCCATCTTGACAAGTCCCCTGCCATACTTTCAAAGTCTCGTCCTGCTGCAAATGCCCTCTTGATACCATTGAAAGCTGTGCTTGCTGTAGCTACGGCAGCAGATATGGTAACAGGATCAAACACTTAGGCTACTAAATAGCCAGAAAAGTGACTGTTTGTTTGCACGTCCATTTGTGCAGAGCCTGAGTTGTCTAGTTCAAACCTAACAAATGCCGTGTCACTTGCGTCCATATCAGCTAAAACGGATATTTGAAATGTAAAGTAATCTACATCATTATTTAATACTGGCTCTATTATATCATAATAAGTTCTATTAGATGTAACAAGAGTGCATTGAACATAATTAGAAGCAGTATCCATGTTTTGAACATAAGCGTGTACATCTAATTGATACTTACCTGTAATTGGAGCAGTAAAAGTATTACTAGCAAAATTACTGCCTTGGTCAAATATCTCGTTGTCAAACACCACTGTTGTGTTTGCATTTATAGGAATATTACTTTGAGTGCTTGTAGGTCTAACCATAAATGCAGGATGTGTGGTTCTTGCTACTTCCCCACTGCCTATAAATTTTGCTAAATCTGCTGCTTTGCTCATGTTGTTATCCTATTAAAAATCCAGAAAATTGGCTGTGGTTTGGACTTGCATGAAAGTTACCTGCTGCCACTTTTGGGTGAAAGAAATCACTAGCTGTCATTTTTATAACTGTTGAGCCATGAAAACTTTCATAGTTACTTTCATCATTAGTCAAGTTTGTATTAAATTTAACTACGTCTTGTGTATTTAAAAACAGTTTTACCTCACAATCATTTTCTGCGTAAGTCATTGCAGAAAAGCTAAAGAAGTATATACCAGTTACAGGTGCTGTAAATTTTCCTGTGCTTGTATCATAGTGTCCACCTACATTATGGTTACCATGTGAATCTTCATTAACTGCCCCTGCTTCACCAAATACAATGTCTCCAGAGGTTTGGTTAGTTATCTCTGCTGTTGGTCTTGCACAAAATGAGGGTCTAGCAGGAGTTAATATACGTCCTGCTGTATCCACAGTCATAGCTGTAGTAGAGTTAGTTGCGTCTTGTATTGTATTTACTTTTAGTATTGATGTCATTACTGAGCTATCTCCTGTATATAACATAATGAACGATTATTGTCTGATTGACACCTTGTGCTATCATTATCGCTTGTTCTAAAAGCTCTAAACTGGAACGTGTAGGTAACAGCATTTGTAGTATTAGGTGTATCAGTAGCAAAAAAAGGAAATCTTTCCATTGCAGCATGAGGAGTAGTGTTAGCTGTTCCATCATAAAAATATCTTTCAAAAGTTGTGGGAGGTGTGTAAACAGTTGTGTCTGTTCCACCTACTGACCTTATCAATTTAAAAGCAATCCCATGGTCGTGATCTCCATTAATTAAAGTATTTATAAATGCTGTAATAAACATTTTGCTATTATTAAATTTTGGGGTAATACTTCCAGTCAATCCACTACTTGCATAACTTGTGCTTGAGTTAATCACTTGTGTTTCATGTGAAAAATCTACTGTTTGCACAACAGAACCGGGCATATTCACATTACCACTACTATCTATCGTCAAGGCACTTGTGCCACCAGAATGTTTTATTGCATCTACATGTAATTCACTTGCCATTACTGAGCTATCTCCTGTATTTTTATACTGCTTGTAAAATATGAGCTAGGATTTATAACAGCTACACCACTACTTCCAGTCGCATAAGGTCTACCAGTAAGTTTAACTGTTTTTGCATTAGTATTAGAAGCATCCATAGAAGCTTCTTTGTTCATCCTTACATAAGCATTTGTAGTACCAGACGGTATACTATCAAGAAGTTCATAATCATCTTGAGCATAATCAATATTTGAGCCATCAACATTAAAATTAATAGTACATCCTTGATTAATATTGCCACGATAAAGATTTACGCAGACACTACAACTTAAAATTAGAAGGCTAGAAGCAAACTTTGGTGTGAAGGTAAGTGATGAACCTCCTATATCAGCATCTGAATTACTACTTAATGATGTGTTTGTCGTAAACTTTTGGAAAGAAGTTTGAACAATCATACCTGCTGGCATCTGCAAAGTACCAGATGTAGTCTTCCCCTCAATCTTATCTACTAATAATCTACTGGTCATGTTATCCTCAAACTATTGTATACGTACCATTGACGGTAATTGTAGCATTGCTGACTGTTATAGGTCCTGCTGACAATCCGTTTGTACCACTTGGTATTGTTATGTCTGCTGTGACACTGCTACCGTTTGTTCTAATTATAGAGTTGTTACCCAAGAATGGATATCGTGTATCTGATTCTGCTTTGGTGTAGCTGTTGGCTATACTAAAAGCATCGTATGCTATTATCTCTATTACATCGTTTAGTGATGCTCCTGTGACCAACACAACGGTTGTACCTGATGTAGCTGTGTAGTCGGTGCTTGGCTTTAGTAGTACACCATTTTGATATACATCTACGTACTCACCGTCTGAATAACTCAATGTGAGTGCGTTTGCATCTGAACCACTGAAGCTTGTCTGCCCTGCTGTGGCTTGGTAGATGAACCTGTTACGAACCCCTTGGTTGGGTGCTTTTCCAATATAAGGCATTAAATTACACTCTTTGCTAGATGGTCAGCGTATGCTTTCTTAACTGCGTCTGTATGAAACTGTGCTACCATTGCTTTTACATCTGCACTTTCATTTGTGCTGTCTGCGTTTGGTGCTACAACATGGCGATGGTAGGAACGTGATATTTCTTTACCGTCCTCTTTTATTACAGTTGCAGTTCGCACTTGTATGTGCTTGAACTGACCAACAACTTCTATTTTATCTTGTATTATTTCTTTTGTTATTGCCATTTTTATCCCCTATGCGTCTGTCATATAATGAAGTGAGAATTGTATTTGATTTGAATTTGAACCAGTAGCCAAATGAGAACATTG